ATTACTTTAGATTCAGTTACAGGATTTCCAACAACAGGTACAAATTATATTTTAGTAGGCACAGAAGAAATTTCTTACACAGGAGTTTCAGGACTTAATTTAACAGGAATAAGCAGAGCGGCGCGAGGAACTACAAGGGCTGCCCACTCTGATGGAGCAACCGTTACTAATTATAGTGACTACGCTGCATGGGGCCAAGCTGCGGCTACAACTGATAAGGTTGCTGAACCTGGTTTATGGTCCTTGGACAATTTAGGTTCTACTTTAGTTGCTTTAATTTGTAATAGTGCAGTCTTTGAATGGGATTCAGACTTAGCTAATGCTGCAGCAACAAGAGCAACCCTTGTTAGTGGTGCACCAACCGCGTCCCGTGATATGTTAGTCTCTACTCCTGATCGTCACTTAGTTTTATTTGGAACAGAAACTACAATTGGTACACCAAGTACTCAAGATGATATGTTTATCAGATTCTCTAATCAAGAGGATATAACTGACTGGG